GTTTGCTACCAGCCCTGCCCTCACCACCCCTGATTTGGGTACTCCTTCTGCGGCTACGCTGACAAACGCTACAGGTTTGCCGATTGTTGCTGGTACTACTGGCACACTTTCTGTTGCTCGTGGTGGTACTGGTGTTACTACTTCAACGGGTACAGGCAACGTTGTTTTTTCAAACAGCCCAACTTTGGTAACTCCTGCGTTGGGTACGCCAGCATCAGGGACGTTGACAAACTGTACATTCCCTACGTTGAATCAAAACACGACAGGCAGTGCGGGGTCTTTGGCTACAACCAGCTTTTCAGTTGTCGAGTCCGGCGGTAAGTTAGTATTCCGTTACGGCGCAACGGATATTGCTTCGTTGGATTCGACAGGCATCTTCACAACACTCAGCGACATTACCGCTGGTGGCACACCATAAGGAGTAAATCATGGCAACAACACTCACAGGAACAGGCGTTACATTTACCAGCGGTAACGCGCAAACAGAAGCTGTGCAAACTTCGCTGGGCGGTATTGGCGCGTACACAGTTGCTTTACCTGACTACACGTCGGACTCTCAGTTCAACCGTATTCAAGTCGGGACAACCGTAGCCGGGTCAACACTTCGGCAGGTTACAACAACCACAACCAACAACGGTAACTTAGGTTGCAAAATGAGCGGAGCGAACAACGTGTTATCGACTGCCTACGGTAATATTTTGCTGGGTACGGATACTAAAGGCACAAAGAACCTTACAGGCACTTGGCGGTTAATGTCTGGCGCTTGGGGTACCGATGGTATCGGAAGCTCAGAAATGGTGCGTGGTATGTGGTCTGGTTTGTGGGTTCGGATTTCGTAAGGAGCAAAAATGTTTTTATCGTATACAGACGTTGTTAACCCTCGCTGGGGGGACGCAGAGCACACCGAACTTATCGTCGATGTCAACTTCAATCACCTGCCCGAAGACCTAGTGCCTTTCAATGCAGCGCCGCATGACAACACGGAACACGGACCAAAAATCTATGCGGACGTGATGGCAGGTATGTACGGGCCTATTGCTGACTTTGTACCTGAGCCAGAACAAGTTGGGTTCTGGCAGGACGATGAGACTGTTGAGCAAATGATGCGTGAAAAACGTGGTGCGTTGTTGCAGGCTACGGACTGGACACAACTACCTGATGTCCCACAAACTGTGAAGGACCTCTACGCTCCTTTCCGTCAAGCATTACGTGACGTGCCATCGCAATCCGGCTTCCCTCGTGACATCGTGTGGCCACCACTGCCTGAATAAGATGTGGACCCAATCAGTCTTCTCCTCATGGCGCAAAGCGCAGTCGGTGCTATCCGCGCTGGCTGTCAAATGCTCAGTGAAGGGAAGGCTGAAATTGGCAAGTTCAAAAAGCAAGTTGAAGGCGGCGTGGCTGACGCTAAGGCAATCTATAAAGAGGTTGTCGGTATCTGGGGTTGGATTCAAGGACTCTTTGGCGCAGCCCCAACCAAAAAGCCAGAAACCAAAGTCGAAGTCGCTATTCCAGCCAAGCCTGTGGCAAAAAAGGCGAAAGCCGAACCAGAGCCAGAGTTAAGCTACGAGGAGTTTCAAGCGCGTGCAGTGCACGAC